GTGCGGGATGATATGGTCTACGTGATGGGCTGGTGCGATCTTTCCTAATGACTGACATCGAGCGCAGATCGGGTGTTTTGATAGCTGAATCTGTCTAAATTGCTTCCACTGCTTTGTGTTGTACAACTTATTGAATGATCGCCGGGTTTCTGTGAGTGATCCGCCGTGGTCATTGCAGAATGTTGAGCCGTTGACCTTTGGATTCTTGCAACCGAGTTCTCGACAGGTTGTTTGCTTCGGTGTTCGCGGCATCTTTATATCCTGATGCGTATGCTGCTCTTGCTACTGCTTGAGCCTTTTGTAGGGTGGGGAATGGTCCCTTGCTTCCCCAGTACCATCCCTTTGTTGTCTTGCGGTAGGGCATTACTTTAAGAATCTTAGTTTATAAAGCGTTGACTGCATGAGTGCTGCTATCTCGTCGATACTATTTTGTATGGCTGAGTCATCGCCCATCGCCCCACGATAAACCCTGACGTACTCAAGCATGTACTCCAGCTCGGCTATGGGTGTGTCTGCTGGTGGCCTGTATTCGATGGGGTAGTTAAGAATCCTAGCCTCTAGTCCCTGATACTGCTCGACCACTGAATCGACTAAGTCACCCAGATCATCGTAATAAGAGCCTAAAGCCTTGTGCTCGGCATAAGACTTAGACTGTAGATGCAGGATGTGTGCGTTGGTGACACCGTGGAGTAGGCACATAATGAAATCGCCGGGGTATTTAGCCGGTTTCTCTGCTCGCAAGGCTTCCAGAAAGTGCTTTTTCATTGCTTTGCCTAAAAAAATGCCCTCATTGCGAGGGCTAACCAACAGGGAGGAGTCCGATTTATTGTAAGTCGGTCATTCTGCTGAATCAAGGCCCTTTTTGAATGCCTCGGTTAGTCTCAACAGATCCTCGCTACGCTGTTGTAATTCGGCGGTCAATTCTTCGATCTCTTGTAATTGGAGCTCTAGCTTGTCCCAATCAGTTAGGTCTTGAGTCAGACTGTTTATGTAGGCTTGTCTTGCTGCTTTCTTGAGATCCATTGTTTATCCTTTCTATTTCTCGGTTGATATACCAAACTGCTTTCTTAAGATCCTCGACTTGCTTTCCTTTTAAGTCTGCTCGCCAAATGTATTTCACTGCATTACCGAGATTAAAGGTCATGTGCTCGGTAATCTGGATGCACTCAACACCAGAAGGATGCTCGGTGTAGTGTCTCGGATGGTTGACGTTGTCGCTCACAGCAACTCCTTTATATGCTCAGGCACTTTAGGCAACGGAGCCCACGCTATCGCCCACTCTGACCAGTGACCAATGACACAAACTCCACCGGGATTTAATAGCAACATCTTAGAACCCAACGGTGGTGTCTTATCTATGGGTGTCATCCAGTGCGTATGCCCTGCGGTGTAGTCTTTCATTTTTTGAAGTAATACCACGCCCACGCTCCGTGTCTGCCTTCTGTCCATTTGTACCGAGTTTCCCTATCAACAAGACCTTTTGCCATCAGTGCTTTCAAATGCTTCCTTGCGCCTTCAGTCGTGCAGCCAAAGTGCTTTGATAACTCGATGAGCGAATAAGGCTGAGTAAGATGGGCGAGATAGATCTTCTCGGTCTTTGTCAGCGGTTTGTGTTTACGGAGAATCTGTTTCACCAACCACTTGACTTGATCGGTGTTGTGAACGATTCCGAGGTTGTGCGCCATCCGTTGGATTTCAGCTCCGTTCATTGCTCACTCCTTGCTCGGATTGCTTCAGCGCACATCGCTGCAAGCCCCTTTGTGTAATACTTTTGAAAAACTTCTTGTCGCTCTTCACACACCTTCGCACACGCCTCTCTTTCATGTGCTGCGACTATTTGGCAAAGAGCGTAAACGGCTTCACCTACTACTACGATGTTTGAGTCTCGCATTAAGTCATCAATGTCGTTTCGTGTCATTGCTCACCCCTTGCTCTGATGTCATCCCTAATTTCGTGCAATGCTCGATAAGTCCATTCACAAGCAAGCTCTCCAGCCTGAGAATTACCGACAGGGATTCGATACGTTTCAATGATCTCGATGCAGGCTTTTCTTTCATGTGCTGCGACAAGTGCAGCGAAAGCCATTAGTCTTTGAGGACTGGCATACATTTTGAACCCTGCTCTTGCAGGGGCTGGGCCTTTAATGCCGGCATCGTTTGCTATCTTGATAATGTCGTCTTTATCCACCATTCTTCTCCTTTAATTTAGCTTCGACATAGTTAGCAAACGCTTTGCACCAACCTTCAGGGTCATCGTTCCAATCCTGATTGGCATCGTATTCAGCGTGACAAAAGGCATCGTGAATGTCATCACTGGTAAGCCCGACCCATTCTTTTGAGTAGGAAAGAGCCGCGCCAACTGGAAGCGCGACAGCGGGATCAATCGGCTGTATGACGCAATGCCCGTCTCGGAATCCGGTTATGTACGCTTTTACCTCGGCCATAAGTACGTCGCTGCTTGAAATGCGCCAGCGTCCACTAATGTTTCTTCGTCGATTTCACGCCCACCGGGAAGCACATAGACGTTCTTCTTGATGTAGTGAGGCACGATGGTGATCTTCTCGTAGAGATACACCTTGACCCAATCACGCTCTTGTTTCGGTTCTTGTTTTTTCATGTTGAATTCCAAAAGGGTTATTCCAAAGGAAAGGTTTGTTTCTGTTTTGCAACTTAATCTCGACTGCGTTGTAACCGTATGCCCTGCCAATCTTCTTAGCGACCGAGGATTGATGCGACAGCAGCCTTCTTGTGATCTTGCCCTCGGCTAGTAAAGGCATTAGCGCGTTTTGGATTAGTTTTGGGCTTATCTTCATCTTCTCGGCCAGTTCTTTTACTGTCACTGGGCCGACTCGTTTCTGCATGTATTTAAGACAGGCTAATCCACGATCAATCTTTGCCTGCTTCTGAAGTCTTGTAAGACTCATTTATCTGCTCTCCTTTGTGCTGCTTCATTTGTGTACTTTGTTCCGTAGCGCCTTCTTAGTTTCTCGATGTTGTGCTCAAGGATTCTGTTTCTATTGAGACCGAGCTTTTGTCGGATGCCCTCAAGATAAAACTCAATGTCGCCCAACTCCTCGATGACGTTGTCAATGTCCAAAGGTTTTTGGTAAATCGCCCATTTTTTGATTGCGTCCAAAAGTTCTCCCGCTTCGCCAGAGACTCCAATGGACATGTGAAGCACAAAGGCTTGATCCGGGCTCAGGTCGTCAAGGATGTCGCATCCGGGTTTTGCAAGTGCTGTTACTAATTCTGTGTGGTTCATATCTTCTCCTTTAGTAAATTGAATGCTGTTGCCGCCACTGCTGGAACCTGTCCATTTCCAACGGCTTCAAGTCGCTCCATCCTGTAGGCCATCCCATCAGATATTCGCTGGCTTCCGGTGTTACTTTCCCAAATGTTTTTTTCCACGCAACGCATGAAGGCCATTTCTGCATTGAATCGGCGCAGTAATTCGCTTTTGTTGTTGGCGTATGCAAGAAGCCAATATCGCTCCCGAACGTGGTCAGCACCCACGTCTTTCGCGCTAAGGGAAATTGCTTTGGTTTTGTAACCCATCTGCTCAAGGTCGTCTGCTGCCGCGTCAATTGCAACTCGGCTGACGTTTTCGGCAAAGACGTATGGGGAAGCGACATCTGCCACGATTCGACGCATTTCCGGCCAAAGATCGTCGGCGTTATTTTTTCCTGATGCTGCTGTGCTGTATGCCTGACAAGGAAAGCCTCCAGTGATGATGTCAACAAGTCCCCTCCACGGTCTGCCGTCAAAGGTACAAATGTCATCCCATATTGGAAACGGGGTGCTAAGGTGTCCATCATTTTGTCGCTGGACAAGAACGCATCTGCGGTACTCATCCAACTCAACAGCGCAGACTGTCCTAAACCCGATAAGTTGCGACGCAAGCAAGCCTCCACCAGCGCCCGCGAAAAGAGCCAACTCATTCAAAACAATGCCTCCTCAATAGTTTTCAAAATGTCGCGTTTTGTGACTTTCTTTTTCTTAACCCACTTGCTCTTAACTAACGTCTGCCGGAACGGCCAGTTAGGATGTTTTGCTAGCTGTTTAGTTGGTTCATTCATATCGCCTCCGTAAAATTACATTGTCGTAACCCTGCTTTTTCCCGCAAAGCGTTTACCGACAGGAGGCTGATTTGAGCTGATATTCGGTCAGTCTCCACAAAAGCAAGCCATAGCTTCTTCATCATCGCTAAACATGTCGGTCTGCTGCTCGCTGAACTTGAGCATTTCTGCGTATCCAGCGCGATCTTTTCTAAACCTTGCTCCGCTCGGCTTAGATGCCAACGCCAACGCCAACGCCTCCATCTTTGCCCACCAGATCGCTCGTTCTGGCTTTTCTTTGATGAGTGTAAATATTTGATTCGCAGGCTTGAGATAGCAAAGATCACAATTACCAGCGAGCGTTCTTCCTTGATAAGTCGGAAGGTTCAGGCTGAAAGGCTGCCGCGACCAAAATTCATTGACATCGTGAACAGTAATGCCAGCAGCAACCAACGGAGTGCGAGACCTGTCAATCTTTGCCGCGCGTCTGGCCTCATCCGCTCGTATACCGACCCAATCACTTGTTTCGTTGTGATCCCATTCAAGTGACTTTAAATACTTGTGAATGGTTCGGATCTTTAGTTCAGAAGTGCAAAATCTAGTCACTGGATTTGGCAAATAACTACGCTTAACAATCAAAGCCTCAAAAGGTTCGCCGTTCCTGCTTGCTGTTGAAAAATTGACTCGTTCAAATGATGGGTCTGCATTGCGATATTCGACCCAATGAATCTCTACGCACCAATGTTTCTCGCAATCGCGCACAAACTCTAATGTCGCCTCCTCTTCCTTGCCTGTGTTGGCAAAACAAACAATCGCGTCATCAGGTAAACCATTGTTAGATTGCAAGACACGCCAAAGCATGTAAGCACTCGTCCTGCCTCCAGAGAAGCTGATGCAAGTGGGCTCATTGATTTTGAATGGGTCCATTTTTATTTCCCGTAATCGGTAGGTAATCCTCCGACCTCCTGAACGTACTGTTGGCTCTGTCTGTCGAACCAGAGCTTCGCAACACCTTCCCATTCACCGTTCCTCTGTTTCTCAAAAGATAAGAAGGCATCAGGGATGGAATGATCCACTACACCATTAGCCTCAAAATCGCGCTCCTTCGATTTGTTTCTGTGCATGAGGATTACATTGTCCACTTGATCTGCCACGCTTCCAGACCCCTTTAAATCGTTTTTAGAGGGTGTTCTGTTGTCATCGCTTTGTTTCCTGATATGGTGAACAAGATGAATGTGAATATTCTGATCTCGCGCAAGGCCACAAAGCTCGTCTGTAAAATTTTTCTGTGCGTTGTAATCGTCCTCGCCACGAACGCACTTCATTAAGGAATCAATGAAGTAGTGCTGGCAACCCAACATCGTCTTGCAGTAAACACCGACTCCTAGAACTTGAAATGGGATCACAGTTCCCTGTACATCGTAAAACCAGAGTCGGTCTTTGACCCATTCCTTGAACTTCTCGTGGGCTTGTAAGGTAGGAAATGACATCCGCGACCACTGACGCACCATCCGCTTAAGTGTCCTAACCGGCTTCATCTCGAAAGAAGCGATCACCACCTTTTGGTTTTGATGGATCAGGTGCAGAGCGATCTGCCCTGCGAGCAGGGATTTGCCAGAGCCGTTTTGCCCTGCAAGTACTGTGACCTCACCTAAGCGGTAGGTGAACTTATCTTCGAGTTTTGCAAACGGCATGACGATGTTCGGCTCTTCAGATGGATTCCTCATCTCCTCTATGAGGTCATCCATACAGTCTTGAGCGGGTCGGACTTTCACAGATGCTTCCATCTGCTCGTACCACGCCTGATAATCGAGGTTTTCGAGGATCATGCGTCCACCTCCGAATCCCAATACAGACCGGGCGCGTAGTTAGCGATAACCCGCGCAGGCGCATATATTTTCAGAGCTTGCAAGATAAGGTGGACGTGGTCAGGATCTCCTCCATTAAGATGCACCCGGAGTCCTCTGACCCACCTGAAATCTCGGTCTTTAGGCTCAACGACAACAACGGGGTATTCCGGGTCATCGTCTGGTTGTCCAACAAAGTCGATAAAAACAGCTTTAGGTGGTTTGCCTGCAAGATGTAGGCTGTTTACGAAGTCGTGGCCTTTCATACGCTTGCCCTATCACCGTAAGCTGATGCTGTCGGTTGAGCGACTTGTTTTGCGTAACTTGCCTTTTGATTCATCACCCAATTTTCAAACGTCAAGTTCCAATTCAATTTGGTCGCGTCTTTTGGCTTACTTAGCCAATAGTTCTTGAACATACGAACCGTCTCATTGAGATCAAGATCCGGTCTTTTTACTTTCGCAAATTGAATGAGCTTTTCGTCTGGTTGCCAATCTTCGCTAAGTCTTGTGCCTCGTTTCTTTTCTTTACTTGCAGGCTTTTCTTGTTGCGCTTCTATATGGTTATTGGTTATTGGTTGTTGGTTATTGGTTAGGATCTGATCCGTATCTGAATTCAGATCTGATTTCTTATCCTTTTCTAATGTCCAACGGATCTGATTCGCACCTCTAGCAGACGCTGCCTTACGTTGATACTTGCGAATTTCAGCATCAATCCTCTGATGCGTATATGAATTCAGATCTGAATCGTATCTGAAGAACGTCCGAAGCAGTAAGCTAAGGCAATCCTCTTGACCTCTTGCTCCTATCTTAAAAGCTAAGGTTTCAGTGTCATTAGGCAATGGCTTTTCTGACTCGTAATAGAGCCAAATCAAGCGCAGGTAGAAGTAGGATTCTTGCGGGGTAAGCGAAACGGTGTCACGCAAAAAATCCCCGATGTGATGCGGGTAGTAGTGCATAAGAGCCTCGTCTAGGTCTATCGTCACTGTGGGTGCATTTGGCAGGCGGGTGACGAAACCGCTTTTCGGGAGCTACCCTAGCCAATGCGATAAAACAACCTTGAGTCTAAATCAGAATTCAAATATCTTGCAAGTCCACCCGGCTTTTAACTTGCCCCAACCGTGAACCTCAATCTTCCATCCTGCTTTAAGGATCGCTGGCAGATGCTCCGACTCCTCAATCTTCTTGATCCTTGCGTTGACATTGCCTCTGGAGGTTGTCTGCACTAAGAGCGTTTCTGTGTCTCTGATAGCTAGGATGTCGCCTATCCCGAATAGGTCTTGCCTGATGCGAGCATGTGGGTTCCACTTCTCGACAATCTGACACAGATAGCCGTCTTGCCTGAGTTTCTCTAGGCTTCGTTGTGTCGGTGATTTGCCGCTCATCGTGTAGAACCTGCCTTTCGTCTGCTGGTATTAGATTTGTCTTGCAAGCCTTTGTGGTTTCGCTAAGATTACTCCACCAACTAACGGAGAGCGATATGAAACCAAATAAATTTTTGTTCCGCTGGGCAGATTCTTCAAAACTAACTGCCGACAAAGCAATGACGCGCACTAGATTAGCCTGCGACTTACGGGCTTTTCGCAAAGACTCAAACGTAACCATCAAGCGTTACAAAAGCGTCAACCAAACCGTTTTTCACGTCCAAAACAGTGCTGCAAATGTTTCGGCTTACTTTGTGATGAGATAACAACCGGAGCTTAGGCTTCTTTTGCTATGAACGAAGATTATTATTTCGACAGGATGCTATATGAACACGATAGAGAAAAAGAAGAAGATCAGCTCATTGCTAGACTGGCTGACAGCGATAGTGTTTGGGATTTTGTTTGGGACGATGATGTTCCTTTTTATAAGATAAGGAAAGCACATGAAATTTACAGAGCTGCGCAAGATCGACGTAAGCAAGCAGATCGAGAAGAAGAACAATCTTAGTTATCTGTCGTGGGCGTGGGCTGTAGATCAGCTTTTGCAGCACGATCCAACAGCAACGTGGGATTACAAGCCGCATCAACTTTGGGGCTTTACCGTGATGGTTTTCTGCACCGTGAAGGCATTCGGTGTTGAGAGAACTGCACAGCTTCCAGTAATGGATCATCGCAATAAAGCAATCAGCGAACCAGACGCTTTTCAGGTCAACACGGCTATGCAAAGGTGTTTGGCAAAGGCTATCGCTCTACACGGGATTGGGTTGTATATCTATGCCGGAGAGGATCTTCCCGAAGGTGCGGAAGAACCCGAAGATGATCTAAAGCAAGACTTTGACAAGGATCTTGAGAAGATTGCAAAAGCAAGCAAGGACACGCTCAGGCAAGAGTTCTCTGATGCTGTTAAGAAATACAAGGACTCAATTGAAAAGATTAAGTTGATTGAAGCGGCAAAAGATAAACGAAAACTGGAGTTAAAACTGTGAGACCTGTTTACGAAACTGAACTCGATCAAAAGCGAGAGTTAGCCGTCGCGCAAACCTTTGCTGATCGCTTTAACTACGACATTTATCGACTGCCTAAGTTCTATGAAATGGATTTCGCCGCTTACCAAAACGGGCAGCTCGTCAGATGGGTGGAGGTTAAAACAAGAAACTGTAAGTCGACCGACTACAACACTTATATGCTGGATTTCGCTAAGTTCCGATCAGGGATTGAAATCCAAAACGCTTCCCAACGACTTGCACTTTTAGTCGTGCAGTGGACCGACACAATGAAGTATTGGACGTTTCGTGTTGGCTATCCAATCCTCCCCGGAGGTCGTGTAGATAGAGGAGATCTCGATGATGTTGTTCCTTGCATTTATATTCCTATTCATCAATTTGTAGACGTATGAAAGACCCTCACAAGGCCGTCGACTACATCCTGAAACACGCTCGGCAGTTCGCTGACGCTAAAGCCCAACGGGTCTATTTAGAAGAGTTCAGGAAGTCTAAGAAAGCCATCCTGATGAAGGCTAGCCTTGAGTCAGCTTTAGGTGCTCAGGAAAGAGACGCTTATGCTCACCCAGAGTATTTAGAACTCTTACACGGTCTCAAACAAGCCGTCGAGATCGAAGAGAAGTTACGGTGGGACCTGATCGCAGCGCAAGCAAGGATCGAGATCTGGAGGTCTGAGCAAGCTAATCTGAGAGCCGACATCAGGAACACTGCGTGAACTGGCGATCTAAGAAACTACTTGAGGCTTGCAGGGATCTACCTTGTGGGCTCTGTGGTGTTGAGGATGGAACGGTGGCCGCGGCTCACTCTAATCAACAAAAGGACGGTAAAGGAACGGGCATCAAGGCACATGACTTTCGGGTCGCTGCGCTCTGTTACAGATGTCACATGCAGATAGATCAAGGAGGAGCGGGTAAAGAAGAGAAAAGGCAAGCGTGGGAAGAAGCACACAGAAAGACGATTGGTTGGTTATTTGAAAAAGGAATAGTGAATGTCATCAGTAAATAAAGTGATCTTGATTGGTAACGTAGGCAAAGACCCTGAGTGCAGATATACGGAAGCAGGAACGGCTCTAGCGAATCTCACGTTGGCGACAACTAATCGCTGGAAGAACAAACAAGGCGAGCCGCAAGAAGAAACCGAGTGGCATTGTGTTGTTGCCTATGGAAAGTTAGCCGAGATCATCGAGAAGTACGTTCAAAAAGGAAAGCCGTTGTACATAGAAGGAAGGCTTCAAACTCGGAAGTGGACGGACAAACAAGGTGTCGACCGGTACACCACCGAGATCATTGCTGAGACTCTCCAGATGCTCGGGCAGAAAAGTCGAAAAGACGACGATGACGAGATCGCATTCTGATGGAGCAGGGAACCGAGGAGTGGAGGCTTGCACGGTTGGGGAAGGTGACAGCTTCCCGTGTCTCCGATGCGCGAGCTAAAAAGGGTACGGCTACACGAGCAAATTATCTTGCTGACATCCTTGCAGAAAGACTGACAGGGACCGTAGCCGAGACATTCACAAACTCTTATATGGAGTGGGGAACACTGAACGAACCGCTTGCTCGTGCCGCTTATCAGATCAAGACAGGACGTTGGGTAGAACAGATCGCTATCGTCGATCACCCGACGATCCCTTACTTTGCAGCATCGCCTGATGGTCTGGTTGAGGATGGGCTTATAGAAATAAAGTGTCCTAAGACCTCAACACACATAAGCTACTTAACCGCGGGAGAAGTGCCGACAACTTACAAGAATCAGATGATGGCTCAAATGGCTTGTACGGGTCGCAGATGGGTCGATTTCGTTTCCTTTGATCCTAGACTGCCCGAACGATTGCAGCTCTTTGTGGTGCGTTTTGAGCCGCCTGAAGAGGATATTAAGAACCTAGAAACGGACGTTGTTAATTTTCTGACTGAAGTGGATAATCTAATGGAGAAGCTATGAACTGGAAGGAACTCATTGAAAGCCAACGATCCCCGCGAACCTTTAGACCCGTCGAAGAGATCTGGCGCGAACACGGCTGGAGACCTCCCTCCACAGAGTGCCCAGACACCATCGAAAAGCACCGAGCTTTTAGAGCGTGGTCAATGGCTGGAGATCATCAAAGCGGTGAAGTCCAGTGATCGATCGGAAATTGCGCAGGCTTATGAAGCTGCTATGCCGTATGTCGTTGCGGATTGGGCTCACTGGCTTTTATCGAAGCCTCGTCCGCAAAGGCTCCCTCTTATAGAAAAGATCGCTAAACATCACGGTGATGAGGTTGGGGAAATGGTGAAACGGAAACTTACCGAGCTACACCGCGACTCTTTTCAAAAGACCTCATCCCAGCAATCCCCAACATCCCGCTCAAAATAACCCACAGAGCCTCTGTATCCAGCATAGGAGGAGGCTTTACTTCTTTGGGAACATAACCCTCGGCCTGCAGCCAGACCCACGCCCAGACAAGAAGAGGGTAGAGAAGAAACTGATAGGCCATCGCGCCAGCACCAACCCAACCTATTGCAGGTCTCCAACCGGCCACAAAGAGATTCTGATTAGCAGCCTCGACCTTATTAACTTCCATTTGACCGAGGTCGATAGCCTGATCTATTCTTTTAGCCTCAAGCTCAAGCTCCATCCGTTCTTTGTCGGATGTGTGAAGATCTCCGATAACCTTACCGACAGATTCAACGATGGAAGAAACGCCGAGTATGTTCACAGCTTAAGAGCCCGATTGATCCAGCCTAAAAGAAACTTAATCTGTGTCCTGTCTCTCATGACAATGTCCCGATAACGAGCGATCTTCGCAAGGGCATAGGAAGCCACAAAGAGCTCCTCGTTCATCTGGTTGAGGGCTTGTATGGACTTAGGGCCGATAACGCCGTCTGGGGCGGTTTTAACGCATATCTGTGCCAGTTTGGAAGCAACAGAAACACCGGCATTCACAGCGAAGTTAAAGATAGAAGAAGCAACGACAGGATTCAGTTGGTCGCCCTGTATGCGATCCCAGAATTCAGACTTGTAAAAGTCTCGGACCATTTGAGTGGGTGGGGTTTCGTCTCTATCGATAAAGCCCCATCCCGGCCAGTGAGGGTTCTTGTTCCTCGCAATCCCTGCGTAGGTCAAACCGCCTGTGTCGCCTTTTACTTTATGCAGGACATAGCCACCTTCGTCCTGAATCATCTTGTCAAAGGCTGACTCAAAACTCATTTGTCGGCTTTGCCATCCAGCTTGTCGAAAATCTTGCCGAGCATGATTTTGATGTCAGTAATGTCCTTTTGGTAGTCCACCTTTAATACATAAGTATGAGGCAGACCCTTCTCCAAATCACCTAAGTCTTTCTGAAGCTCTTTCTGCGCCTCCCAAAGGACCCGGAAGAACCATCCCGCCACAGCGCACAGAATGCCAAAAAGACCGTTAATCAGAGTCTGGCTGTCCATAATATTCAAGATTCCTGATAAGCCGTTCATCATCTGGAGACAGCCTGACTGCCTCCGCTCCGTGTCTTATCGCTTCTTCTTTCATGCCTAGATGATAGGCCGAGATCGCTGCAAGATCATGCGGCTTAGATCCCCACACTTCGGGATCGCAAGTGTAGACAAGCTCTCTATCTACGATGCTAAGTGCCATTGTAGCCGCGTGGTGACATTCTTTCCATAAGTGTTTCTTATAACAACTCATCGCAAAATCGACCCACGGTTCTCGTGTTCCCGGAGCCTCAGCAATCGACATCCTGAACCACTTTAGAGCCGTCCAATAATCGAGCTTCTCATCGTAAGCCTGACCTAAAAGCCTCATCGCGTAGCATCGTTCATTCGGCCACGTTGCTTCAGGCATATTCAAATAAGCGTTTAGAGCCTCTATAGCCTCGTCCCATAAGAAATAGAAGGTAAGCTCACGAGCGAAGTAGAAAGCGTTTCTAGGGCATCTAGGGTCCTCTTTGACAGCCATTCTGAGGAGGTCGAGATATTGCCCTCTCGACTTTGTGGGATCGGGGTGATGAGAGACTAAGAGCTTGTCGGTGTAAGCGTAGACTTCTTTAATGCGGAGATCGGGAACAGGGTATTCATGGACAGCGTGATGGAATCTATAGCCTTTTTTGGCAAAGATCTTTTCGTAGTAAAACAAAATGCCGTGACCCCAATCG